CCTGAATCAACCTGGGCAAGCGGTTGATACCAGATCGCACAGTTCCATTCATGAACGCGAAGTACCTCTTCAACTACAGGATCATAATAAAGATTGCAGAGAACCGCCTCCTCGCGCGTCTCAGAGAGGCTTATAATCCTGTTTGCGCCGAGCTCCTGCAGCGCCAGGTTGCAGAGCTGCACTTTCGTCACAGGCATTTACTTTTTCTCCGGTTCAGTGTATTCATGCGTATCTCTGCCTGCCTTCGGTGCGAGCTCGGAAAGCGCCACAGGCTTTCTGTACTTTCTCTTGCCCGGTTTTTCTTCAGCCTCTTCAGCTTCTTCATCGCCGACTTTTTTGAAATGATTTCCAGGATCCTTAGGAAAGTCGTAAAATTCACCTTCAAGGCAATACAAACTGAGATTAGACAGAAAGCACGTTCTTACACACAGATATTTCATTTTTTTCTCCTCATATAACTGGGGAGATCTGAGCCTCCCCAGTGTATTTTTCATGCGAATGCTTTACATCGACTTCACAGGCTCATGCAGCAGGAACAGGCTCGCTTTCCCTGAGCTCACGTCTCCTGCTCCGACGAGTGACATCTTGACGTAGCGCAGCACGTCCGGCGGCAGAGCAAAGCAGGCAAGCACTTTACCGAGAGTTGCGCTCGCCTGAGCGATTGCAGGCCCGGTGTGTATAACAGCAAAGCTCGAATCGTCTGCACTGTCATATACCTTAACCTGAATGCTCGTGCCGGCCGAAGGAGCGGTTGTCACGATCGCCACCGCCCAGATCCGCCCGCTTCCGCCGACACCTGCAGCCTGAAGGTCCGGGTGGTTCGCTGCATCAGTTTCAGTTGCGTTCGGCATTCCCATATCTTCTTCACAGATCAGGTTTGCGTCGAGTATCATCTCTCACCACCTCCTTATGTTACTGCGGATTCGGTCGCGAGCAGAGCGTCGCACTTGCGAATCGGCATATCGTAGAATCTCAGTTCGGGGTTCCCGAACGGGTCATTCGCCGTATGTAACACATTCGGCTTGTCCTTGGCCTGGATCTCCAGCATGGACAGTGTTTCCTTGTTGCAGTAGATCACTGCGCCCCTGGTGGAAGGCAGATTGTTTTTCGCCTTTATCATCAGATCCACATCGATCGTGTTCTCCGCACCACCGGTTTCGATGTTGCAGATTCTCTGTACCGCCCGGTCGTCGCGCACCACGAGACCGAACTCGAAGCTGAACTTCGTCACATACGCGAAATACGGTTTGCCGTTCGAATCAGTGACTCGAATGCGCCCCATGTCCTCGCGAACGATCGAAGTCTCGACTCCGCCGATGGGATAGACGAAATGAACGCCTTTCCGCCCCCACATGATGAACAAAAGCGAGCTCAGATCATCTCCGGTTCCACCACATCCAACCACGTTGCTCAGCGACAGTGCGTTGTACCTTGTTGTGATACCGTTGATGTCTCTTGGATTGGTTGCGATGTTTCCGTAGAAAAGCTCAGACCCGGCTTTCTGCTTCGTCCCTTCCATGTGAGCGAGATCCTCCTGGAAACGGAACTCAGCCTTGTTCGGAACGTGTCTCAGCTCGAGCTCGTCGATTTCGACCTGGTCTTCTACATAGCAGAGGTGCTCAATGGTCGGAATCGTCTGCAGGGCGGTAGGGGTCACACCTTCATACATTCCTCGAACGGAAGCAGAAGGCACATTGGCGTATTTCGTGGTTTTGTGGCTTGTGTTGTCATTCGCCTGCAGCCAGGGTGCGTCTGCCAGGGGCGGAATGTCCTGCACCAGCTCGTTCACCAGATCGATCAGCTGACCGTTCTGTGTCCGGTTGGCGATCTCCACAAGCCCCAGCTTATTGACATCCTTTGTAGCCATACTTTTCCCCCGTAAATAGGATTAGTTTTTTCAATTCCCTAATCCCATCAACAGCACTTTACTTACCCCCGCATGATCCACTGCCGTTCCCCTTTCGGGTCACAGGGGATGGGTCAAGAGGGTTGGGCTCATACCGCCTTTGGTTTCAGTATTCTCAAAGGTTCAACGAACCTATTAAGACCATAACTCAGGACTGTTCGGATACGATTTTTTCAGATACTCTTTCCTGCTCTCTTCGTTTCCTTCTCCGAAAGTTCCTTCGATGAGATTGTCCTCGCGGAGCTGATCCCCGGCAAAGAACACAACATCGAGAAGTGAGGGATTCCTGAACATAATCTTCTCGAACTCCGGCATGTCTTTGTCCTCTACACCGAACTTCTTGAGGCCGCGCCGGACGATCTCCATGTTCACATCGTGCTTTTCACCCCATTTGTTTCTGCGGCTTTCGATTGATTCCCTCAGCGAATTCTGATCCGCTTGAAGCTGCGCATCCACAGTCTCTTTCAGTCCCGCCGTGTACCACCCGTACAAAGACTTCGCGATATTCTTCGGGACCTTGTTTTCATGACAAAAATTGAGAAATCCGGTCAAAAACTCCTGGGCCCCCTCGTAGCCGGCCGGAAATGAAGGCTCAATCTCGTATCCCTCCGGCTTCTCAGGCCACCCCAGTTTCCGGTAAAACTCGTCCTTCTCGTCATCCGTTGACTGCTCGTCTGGAATCTTTACCGTCCGGACCTCCAATTTCTTCTTGAGCTCATCATTTTCAGTGACCAGCTCTTTGTGCCTGCGAGCAGAGGCATCGAGCTTCTTGAACTGCCCGAAATACTCGTCTTTCTGCAACTCGGGAGATAGCTGCGCTCTCCATCCCAGGTCACCGCCTGTATCGCCTGCCTGCGGAGTGCCGCCCTCCGTCCCTCCACTGTTTGAAGGTGCGTCGCCCATTTGTAATACCTCCAATATTTATTTCAGACACATAAAACACATGTCTGTTTTACGACTGGTTCTTTGCAGCGATTATCATGAAATCCGTCATGATCCTTGAAAACGTCATGTCGTCGGAATACTTTGTGCTGCTGTCGAGCTTTGTTTTGTAACCAGTAAGGAATTCACGATCCCACTTTTTGAGCCTCGTATCTCCTTCGAGATCGTCGACAAACGTCTTCAGTGCTGCCTTTCGTGCGTCTCCACTTAGCATTATTTTGACTCCTTCTTCTTGGTTTTTATTTCACCGGCATGAGAGCCTTCTTCGTCGTAGCAGATGTGCTGATACTTGTCTTTTCCGTGTTTGATCGTCCTCACACGCCCGCCGTTTCTCACACACCGTTCAAAATCCGCAGGCATCTTATTTTCCTCCTGATTTCGGCCTGATCTTCGCCCAGGCCCCCACGATCTCCTCGCAGTTCTCCGCTTTGCCGTCGAGGATCCCGCAGACAAACATTAGCTCTCTCGCGAAATTCTGCCTGGTCTGTTCCTCTTCTGTCTTCACTTCCATATTGAAAAGACCCAGCCGATAGAAAATGTTCGTCAACACCACATTTCCGAACCTGCTCCGGAAAAATGTATCCTGATAGTAACTTTGCAGATCCTCGAGCTCCTTCTCTGTTAAGTCTGGTTTGTTGAAATTCATCCTCCGAGCGCCTCCTGCATCGCCTCGAGCGGAGATCCGCTCTCAACCTTTTTGGAAAGGCTCGGCGCGATCGATGCGAGCTCCTTCGCCATGATGAGCTGTTTTTCCTGGGCTGCGGACTGCATTTCAGCCTGTACGAGCTTTTCGTATTCGTCATCAGAACGAATCGCGCTATGAGGCATATCGTAGGTCTCCATCACCTGGTCCGCCGCCTCCTTCTCATCTATTCTGTATCTGAGGTGCGGATAGATTTCGAACAGCATCCCGAGCGCGCTCAAAGTGTGAATCACGCCCTGCGCCTTGAATGCTCTCTGCTGCATCTGCGCGAGCGGCCCTATGTAGCTTATGCGAATGTTCGTTCCGCCGTAATCAGCGAGCTCCGGAGGTATAGGCGGGATTCTTTCTGCCTCGTATTCGATCATAAAAGGGCGGTTGATGAGAGGGTCCAGAATCTCTCCCTCGATATTTCCCACGACCGGCCCCAGGATCGCGGCCTTCTCGCCTTCCATTTTCATCACTTCGGTTGCCGTGCGCTTCTTGTACTCGAGCTCGGTAAGCAGTACAAAGAAATCCGTCATGAAGTGTTTTCTGATTTGCGCCCGGAGGTCCTGCAGGCGTTCGATTCCGAAAGGATAGTTTATTTGACGGTAGACCTGCTCAAGTATCTGATCCTGTCTATCTATATAAGTTATTCCTCGAGGATTAAGCCGGAGCCGGCCGGCGAGCTCTGCAGAGGCTTTCATCGGCGGAGCAATAGCCCCATGGGACGCGTCGAGCATATCCTTCGCGATCTGCTGCAGCGTCCTCACGTCCGGCATGGCGTCGTGCGAAGGCCCTCGTCCGTACCATTCGCTGCTGTTCTTGTAGAAGCGCGATACCGCATATGGGAATGTGTGATACCCGCCGACATGAAGAGGAAGGTCATCCTCTGAGCCGGCATCGTAAGGAATGTGAATCGAAACGTAATCAAATCCTTTGTATCCGCCTGCTTTATAGAATTCATCAGATACAGGCAGCACCGCATGTATGAACTTGAAGCTTTGATCCATACCTCCCGATTTCTGTGCAGAGCTGACAATCTGATTCGGAAGCCTCGTTTTCGGAAATACCTTCGCTGCGACCCTCGCGGCGAGCTTGTAGAGCCTTAATACTGTATCAACCTCGCCGAACTGATTCTCTGCGATTACGATCTCACCTGGTTGGCGTGCGCTGTACCAGGGCAGCCCTCTTTGTATGTTCTCCTCGCAATACATCGATGCGGTCGCAAAGGTGCAGAAATCCCAGAGGAATTGATTGATTGCAGAGTAGAAGTTGCTGCGCTCGAACACATCGTAGAGGTGCTCGCGAACGTCATCGAGCCACTCTTTTGCAAACTTCAGCTCTTTGATTTCAGGATCCATGAACTCGAGGTCAAACCACTTGAGCGCCGGCGATACCAGGTGGCCCTGTATGCCGTTTACCTCATCCCGAACTGCGATCGCCGGCGAGGAATCGTATATATTTGTTCCCTGGGTGAGCCCCTGCTTTTTCTCAATGTCAAGGAACTCGCGCCTGGGGTATATGTATTTTGCGATCTGCTTCCAATCGCTGTAAAAAGGCTGCCTGATCGTCTCGAGCTGTGAGTAGCGGTTTCTGATCTTCTGCACAATGCTGAGCTCTTCTGCCATTTATTTCATCTCCCAGTCAAGCGGATTGTAGTCTTTGTCGGTCTGGTATTCATAAGCACGTCCCACGTTGACGAGCTCGCGTCGTTTCGGGAGCGTGTAGCCGGACATAAGAAAATATCTCGTCTCGTCGTATGCGTGATCTTCGCCGTTTGTGTCGATGTCCTCCGGGTTTTTCTCGTCTACGATGAGGAGGGGGATCGTCCGGATCCAGTCGGTGCAGGTACTGGATACGAGGAGCAGCGGCCTTCCGTCTGCCGCGATCCCTTTCATGTAATCGTGTACTCGAGCAAGGCCTGAAATCCGGTCGTTGTCCGCCTTGACCATGTTCCAGCCCGCAGCCGCGAATGTTTCCGCAATGGAAGGCCTTTCATCGATCTTTGCCCAGATTGAACGATCTGCGACGCAATCCCTACAACCTTCCGGCACACTGATTCGAAAAGATTCTTCCGCAAGGTCCTTAGAGGATTTTTCAACTCCGACGTTGTGTTTCGGCCTGCCGGTCACAGGGTCTTTCATCACTCCGTACATTTCACGATACCTGATAACGCGGCCGTCATGCGTCACAGCCCACCATCCCATTGAGTACGGCCTTTTGTAACCCCAGTCAAAAGAAGCAACGCGCCTCCAGGAAGGCTCGAGCGGGATCGGCTCGATGACGTGCAACTCGCGCCTGAACTCCTCGAATGCCTGGCCTGCGAATATATCCCAGTCACCCTTTCGGAACGCCCGGTACAGGTGCGCCGGCAGCGCTTTCAGTCTGCTGTCGTAGCCAGGGTCTTTCTGCATGAGGATCTGATTGTCGTCGAGAGAGGCGGGAATAAACGCGCTGTACATCCTCATTTCCTTGTCCCAGTACAGCTCGAACGGCCGCTTCCCGTTGATGAACCGCTCCTTGAGCCACACATGACCGGGCCTGCCCGGATTTCCTGTCGAGCGGATGCTCACCGGCACACCATACGGGGACCGCGCGCATGAGAACATGAACACATAGCAGTAATCAGTCTGGTACTCGGAAACCTCATCGAATCCTACCCACGAATATTGATGGCCCTGGTATCGCTGCACGTCCGAATCGCGCGCCAGATATCTCATTTTAAGGTTTGCACCTCCGGGGAATATCCAGGTACGGTCGCCTCTTTTATACTCCGCACCGATCTTCGGGTAGATCTCTTCAGCCCGGGCCTGGAGCTCTGCAAACTCCTCGTAGGTTTTTCGGAATAAAATGCCTCTGTGGTGGGGTCCATAGCGGATATTACGCGTGAAGTCTCCGAGAAGGTAGTCTGATTTTCCTCCGCCTTTCGCGCCGCCGTAGAAAAGCTCGTCTGCGGGGCACTCAAGCGCCGTCTTCTGCTTCGGCTGAGGCCTCCACGCCTGCAGGATCCTTTGATCCATGTTCTTTCATCCAATCTTCAGGAGTTTTCTGCTCCGGCAGGAATACAACTCCCACCGGCTTCCCTTTC